GTTTCACAGGTGGTTCAACTGCTATTAGAGAAGTACCTGCAAAAACTATTGTTGCAAGTATAGATGTTTACCAAAGTGATTTTGGAACATTAACAGTAAAACCCAATAGGTTTCAAAGAGACAGAGATTGTTTCGTATTAGATTCTGAATTTTGGGGTTTCAATGTTTTAAGACCTTTTGTAAATTCACAACTTGCTAAAACAGGTGATAACACTCACATGTTATTACTTATGGAAGGTGGAGTCGTTTCAAGAAACGAAGCATCTTCAGGTATAGTTGCAGATTTAACTACTTCTTAATTTTAGGTTAAGTTAAGAACACAAAGGGGGCTTCGGCCCCCTTATTTATTGAAGAATATTTTATTCAGAACAATAGGAAAAACAAATGAGAACTTTAAACGATTATTTTTTAATGGGTGGTAATATGACAGCTATCCAAACAGCAAACAATGCAAGTCCTGTGGTAGTAGTACCAGATGCAGGAAGAATTAAAGCAATTTTAATGAATGTGCATACAGTAATAGGAGCTAATACAACTTTTGACATTATGATTAATGGTGTTGATTCTGGTATTGATGCAACATTGCCAAATGGAACAGCAGACGAAAGTGGTGTTGAATTATATATTGGCGATGGTTTAGACGTAGCTCTTGGCGATGCAATTAATATTCAAAGTAACGGAGAACAATCTGCTGCAACAACTGCTGATTTAACTTACGTTATTCGAAGATAAGGAAAAATTATGGCACATACATATCAATACAGACCTTTTTCATACGCAGTACAAGATCATTCAGGAGCAGGTGTTTTAACTACAGCTATTGGAGCTGATGTTAATATAGTTCATATATCTACAACTGTTGCTGCATATATAAAATTAGAAGGAACGGCTGCAAATAAAGATGGAATGTTGTTAAGTGCAAATGATTCTATAACAATGAAATGTAGTCCTTCCGATGTAGTTTCTGCATACGCAATAGGAGCAGGACAAATTTCAGTAACAGAGATGTCTTCATAATGACTAAATATTCTATTTCAAAAGATATTGTTGATACAAACTTTATTGAAGATAAAAGCGAAGGTAAATTTCATATTGAAAGAACTCAAGACTTAACTCCTGTTATAGAAGAAAATAAAAGAAAACAAAACCTTGGGGAAGGTGTAAGTAAGTCTAAAGAACTTAATCATGTTGCATCTATCCCTTTGGTTATTGTTGAACAATTAGCAAAACAAAAAATTATGTCTCCTAATGGAAATATATTAGACCCTGTTCGTTTTAAAAAATGGTTAAACGATTCAGACAATAGAGCATTTCGAGTATGGACAGGAACAGTTTAAATGGCATTAGATACTTACACAAATTTAAAAACAGAAATAGCAAATTATCTTAACAGAGATGATTTAACTACAAACATAGATACGTTTATTGATTTAGCAGAATCACGACATGCAAAAGATTTACGTTTGCGTGAGATGGCTGTTGATACAACAACAAATACAGTTGCAGGTACAAAACATATTTCATTACCTGCTGGTTTTTTAGAATTTATTTCTGTGCAAAATACTTCTGCAAGTCCTCAAACAGAATTACAATATATGGCTCCTAATGAATTAAACAGAGTGTATATTGATTCTGGTAATGGTATGCCTGTGTATTACACAATTATAGGAGATAAAATGTATTTTGGTCCATCTCCTGATAGTGCTTACACAATTAATATGTTTTATTATAAACGTATAACTGGTTTATCAGACTCTAATACAACAAACGATATTTTAACTAACTATCCTGAATTATATTTGTATGGAAGTATTTTAGAAGCAACTCCTTTTATTCAAAATGATGAACGACTTCCTGTATGGGCTAATCTTTTTAATGAAGCAGTACAGAAAGCTAATTTAAGTGATGAAAAAGGAAAACATTCTGCAACACCAATACAAATGACTTCAACACAATTTTCTCCTAAACGAAGAGTTTACTAATGATACCTTTTGGCGAATTACAAACTGATTTACCAACTTACCAAAACACAGGAGCTATACAAGCTGATAATGTGTTACCTTTAAAAGTTGGTTATAGATCATTACCTGGCTTTCAAGAATTAAGTGACAATCCTTTAACAGGAAATGCTGTTGGTTTATTTACTGCCTTTAACGCAGCAGGTACTACTAACTACGCAGGAGATGCCACAAAATTATATCAAATGAATTCTTCACAAGAATTTGTAGATAAATCTAAATCAGGTGGTTATAGTAATTCTACAACTGAAGGCGCAAGAGACTTTTGGGCTTTTACACAATTTGGTACAAATATTATTGCTGCTAATAATGCAGATAATATTCAAAAATTTGATGAAGGAACAGATTCAGCTTTTTCTGATTTAGTATCTTTTAAAGCTAAATATTTAGCTGTCATTCGTGATTTTGTTTTTACAGGATATACTACTGAAAGTGGAACATCATATAACCAACGTGTTAAATGGAGTGGGTTAAATAATGTATCTCAATGGACACCATCACAAACTACGCAATCTGGTTTTCAAGATGTTGTTGGTCCTCATGGTAATATTCAAGCAATTATTGGTGGAGAAAGTTTTGGTATAGTATTTTTTGAACGAGCAATTTATCGTGTTAGTTATGTCGGAACCCCATTAATTTTTACGTTTGAAAAAATTTCTGACAATATAGGGTTATTTGCTCCACGTTCTGTTTGTTCGTTTGGTAATATGATTTTCTTTTTAGCTCAAGATGGATTTTATAAATTAACAGGTGGTCAACAATTAACACCAATAGGTGAAGGAAAAATAGATAATTATTTTTTTGAAGATTTATCATCTAACCTAGATGGAATATGTGCTGCTGTGGACCCAAACAATAGTTGTGTATTTTGGTCTTATCGAGGTGGTGCATCTGGTTCTACAACAGGCGATATAAATAATAAATTATTAATTTATAATTATTCCGTTAATAGATTTAGCACAGGGTCTAGTATTAATATTCAATTTATTGCTAGTGCTTCTCAAGAAGCATTTACTACATTAGAAAGTTTAGATAAGTTAGGTGTATTAGATACTTTACCTAAATCTTTAGACTCGTATTATTACGGAGAAGGAATAGTAGGTTTAGCAGGTTTTAGTGGCGATAAAAAATTTGGAAAGTTTATTGCAACAAGTTTAACAGCAACAGTTGATACAACAGAATTTGAAGGCGCAGAAGGAAGACGATCTACGTTAATTTCTTCTACACCTATTGTTGATGGAGTAGGGGGTACGTCAGTAACAGTAACACCTTTATCAAGAGCTTCACAGTTAGATACAGTAAATGTTGGAACAGCAGTTTCAACTTTATCAAATGGTTCGTGTCCTATGCGATCTACAAGTAGATACCACCGAATGAGAGTTAAAGTTACAGGTAACTTTACTACAATGTCAGGTGTAGATGTAGAAGCAAGGCCAGAAGGTAAACGATAATGGCAACAAATCAATTTCCTAATGTACCTATTTCAATGCCAGACCATGATCTGCATTTACGATTAATTTCTTCATCACTAAATAATACGATTGATGGAAAATTAAATTCTACAGGAAGCATCACATTGACAGCTAGTTCGACTACTTCAACATTAACCAATGCTCGTATTGGAGAAAACTCTGTAATTGTTTTTATGCCAACAACAGCAAATGCACGTACAGCTTTAAATACTTTGTATGTTTCTGCTAGAGTAAATGGTTCAGCAACATTAACACATGCCAGTTCAGGAAACACAGATCAAACATTCGGATTCACTATCTTCGGATAGTCAAATAAGTTACGTTCCTCCCAAAGATGTTGGCTTAATTTGGAAACAGATTGAGCCACTTCTTTTAAAGCCATTAGAGATTGATGGTTTTGCTTACATGCCTAAAGATATTTTTGACAGTTTGTTAAAAAAGAAAATGCAATTATGGATTTCATGGAATGTAAAAACAAACGTAGTGGAAGCAGCTATTGTTACTGAAATAATAGATTATCCACGTCTTCGTTCTTGTCGTTATTTTTTAGCAGGAGGAACGAATATGAAGTCTTGGTTCAATCCTGTTAAAGAACAAGTTGAACATTGGGCTAAATTAAACAAGTGTCAACGTATAGAATTAGTTGGACGTAAAGGTTGGGTAAAATGGTTAAGAGATTACAAACAAAAACACATAATATTAATGAAGGAATTAACAAATGAGTAAAGGCGCAGGAGAAGCAAGAACAGTTTCCAATGTAACACCACCAGAATTCCAATTACCTTATTTAACAAAAGGTATGGAACGTGCTGAAGCATTGTATAATCAAGCAGGACCAAATTATTTTCCTGGGCAAACGTATGTTGATTTTTCTCCACAAACAAACACAGCATTAAATTTAGCAGAAAAAAGAGCTACAACTGGTTCTCCGTTAATGGGTCAAGCTAATTCAGAAATGATGAAACAGTTACAAGGCGATTATTTAGACCCAACAAGTAATCCTTTTATATCTAATTTGTATAATAAATTAGCAGGAGATGTTACTTCTGGTGTGCAATCTCAATTTACTTCAGCAGGACGTTTAGGTAGTGGCGCTAATCAAGAAGTTTTAGCAAATTCTCTTGGAGATTTAGGAACACAATTATACGGACAAAATTATTTATCTGAACGAGCTAATATGAACAATGCTTTAATGGCAGCTCCTCAAATGGCAGAAACAGATTATAACGATATTATGCGATTACGTTCTGTTGGTTCTGAACGAGAAGGATTACAAGAAGCAGCCCTAGCTGATGCAATGAATAGGTATCAATATCAACAAGCTCTTCCTTATGAAAAATTAAGAAATTTTCAAGCTGCAACAGGTGGCTCGTATGGACAAACACAAACTAATGTTCAACCTTTACGACGTAACGTAGCATCAGGTTTATTATCTGGTGGTCTTGCAGGTGCAGAAATGGCTAGTCTTTTTAAAAGCACTAATCCTATGTTTGCAGCAGGTGGAGCATTACTTGGGGCGTTCATGTAATGGGTATTTTAGATGCATTAATGAGTTCAGACCCAATGGTGTCAGCTCAACGTAGAGGAATTTTAGAATCATTAGCTTCCATGTCAGGACCTCAACCTATTGCTCCAAGCATGGGACAAGTAGCAGGTGCAGTATCAGCAGGAGCAAGACAAGGTAAAAGAGATTACATGGCTGATGAAATGGCTAAATTTCAATACATGACAATGGACGATGGTTCATTTGTTAAATTTAATAAATTAACAGGCGACATAGAAACATTAGATAAGTTTCCTAAAGCAACAGGTACATCATATCAAATTGGAAATAAAGATGATGAAGCATCATTAAAAAAATTAAAACCTAATTTTAACACAAGTGATTATGCTCCTGGAACTATTGTTACTATAGAAAAAGATAAAACATTAAGTTTTAAAGAACCATCTAAAAAAGGAACTACGTTATCACAAGCTAATATAGATAAAAATAAACTTATAACACAAGATAGAAAATTTATAGATAGAGAATTTGAAAAGTTTAAAAAAATAGAAGGTAAGGAAAATGCTACAATGTTACAATTTTATTCAGATTCTTTAAATAAAACATCAGCAGATGGATTTATGAAAAATCCAAATTATGTTCCTGAATTAAAAAGAATAATTTCTAGTTCTATGAATATGTTAAGTGGAGTAGAAGACAAAGACAGAGATAAATACATGACAGCATTTGCAGGAGTTGATCTTATCNNANGNAGANNTAAATGTAGGTGCAACGTATGATATTGTTGCTGCTGAATATGGAAACATGACAATAGAAGAAATTATTGAAGATAATTTAAAAATTAATAAAGGTGCTAAAAGAGAAGATATAATAAAACAATTAATTTCAGCAAATATTATTAAGGCTAAATAATGGCTGAATTTACTTTAGCTCCTCCTAGGACAAGTGAAAATTCTAATATTAAATTAGCTGCCCCAAGACCTGTAATGCCTCCAACAAATTTTATGGACGACATGATGAAGGAAGAAGGTTTTGAAGTAGCCGATAAATCAATTAATATAGCTCCTCCCAGAAAACCTTTGTATGAAAATGTTTTTGATACAATTAAAGCCTTAACTGTAGAACCTGTAAAAGCAGGATATGAAAGATTTACTGAAGCATTTGAAGGAGACATAGGAGTTCCAAACGCAGCTTTTGAATCTGGTTCAGAAGCAGAA